GTTAATACACCGTTGGTGTAATTGAGAGTTTTAGTCTTAACTACGCTATCAGCCGTTAAAACAATGCTAGTTAATACCCCATTAGTATAAGAAAGGGCTTTAGTCTGACCGCCACTGTAAGTAATGCCAGTTAGTAATCCGTTAGTATAAGTAAACGAGGGATTGCTAAGAGGGTTTTCACCGCGCAACGCAACAACCACAACCCCGCTAGTTACAGATTGAACGTCTAAGGTTACGCTTGGCCCTTGCTGTGGAAGCAGTATAGTATCACCGGCAATAATAGCGTATGCCGCATCGTTAAAATAACCTGCGGCTAGAATAGTGGAAACTGCATCCCCGTTATCGTAAGACCACAAAGAGCCTTCTCCTTGTTGGCCTACTTGCGTAAAGTCGTAAATATCAAAGGCCATTAATGCCTCACAGATATAAAGGGCTGATCTCGTAAGGGAGTGGTAGGGTGTTGTTGGGAGTCGGTGTATCGCGCCATGCGAGAGGCGTTGAGATACTGAGATGCGTTCATATCGGCAGAAGCCGCGCTATCCCGTATAGATGGGGCAAAGTCCATCGCTAAAGCATACTCAACCATCTTAGCAAAGTATACAGGCCACTCGCCCTCTCTGACGTTGGCGGTGTACTCAGCATACAAGGGGCCAGAAGCATTAGCGTGTATTTTGTCGCCGTAAATTTGGTAATTGACGTAAGGGTCAATCTTAATTAAAACAAGCAGATCAGTAGGCAGTTGATAAACGTTCTTAAACTCATTGCCTATGGGAGTTTCAGTAGTTAATGCTAGATGCGCTCGACGCTTGGCAAAGCCCCACCGATGCTTAGATAATTCGTTTTGTACAATGTTGTCATACAGGTTGTTTGCTACAGTCTGTGCGCGATCATTACCGCTTAAAGACGTAATAGGCAGATCACCAATTAATATTAATGCGTTAGAAATTAGCTTTATTTTTTCTGCCATAGAAACCTCAGTAAGAAAGGGGGCCGAAGCCCCCATATACTTACGCTGTTATAGTAGTACCAGCCGCCGCAGTAATGCTTGTTGCGGTGCGTGTCTTAATGTAAGTAAGAGTTACTACAGGCGCAGTAGGAGTGGTAGTATCTTTACAGATAATTAGATCGCCGATTGCCAACTCGCTAATAGCAGGCAAAAAGTAATCAGCATTATCTACAACGGTTTTAGCATCGGCAGAAGTATATTGCCAAGTAGAACCGCCGTTACCACTACCACCAATACGGCACAAACCATCTCTTGAAAAAGCCATGATATAATCTCCTTATGCAGTCTTAGTGTATTGAACTTTAACCAAACCGCCAGAGTCACGAACGACAGCACCAGCTTTAAGGTTGCCGTTAGTAAGCCATGAAGTACGCTCAGGTATCCAGTTGATTTCAGTTTTGGGAGCAATGCCAGTAGCAAGGCCAACCGCTTGCGTGTGGTAGAAATACGAATCTACTACGTTAGCGGCTTCAGTTAATCCACCTTCTGCACGATCTTCAAGAATGCAGAAGGTAAACCCAGCTAGAGTATTGATTTCGCCGTTTACCAAAGCCTTAATCGCTTGATAGTCTGCGTTTGATGCTTTTTCATCATTTAACAAACCGCCAAGACCATCAGCCTCAATAACCGCGTAAAAATTACCACTTCGAGTATTTACACCTTGCTTCTTTAGCTCAACCTTAGCTTTAATAAGTTTAGCCATGTTAAGGTTAGAGCCTGCGCCACCTACGCCAGTACCAACAGTAGAGGTCAAAGGGGTAGATGCGTCTAGCGCGTCAATGATAATCTGATCGTCACGACGACCCAAAGCGCCAGCTACAGTTTCAGCCAGTTCTTGCTTTTCGTCAAAATTTACTTCGGCGGCATCAAAAATGTCCGTATACTCGGGAGCATTCCAATTAGATAGAGTACAAGTAATAAGCTCATGCTCTACGTTCATTGGGGTTACGATGTCAGAAGTAGATTTTTGATTCGCCATACCTTTACCCATGCGTCGAAACTTATAGGTATCAGCAGTTACGTTGTTGCGTTGTGTTACAGTTGGTCGGAGCATACCCATGCCTTGATAGGCTTGCTTGACCATGCTGTCGAACTCTGTGACAGCTACAGCAGATAGAAACTTACTCATAATGATTTCCTCGAAAAAGAGTAATAAAATTTTTCAAGGTTTGTGCTGAGTACCCAGTAAAAAATGGTCAGCATTCAACCTAAATTTTACTGGGCCTAAAGAAAAGGGTATCCAGTTGTTTGATTATAACTAAATACCCTTGAAGAATCAACCTACCATTTTTTGATAGGGTTTGTCGCCGCCAAATTCCTTCATCATTGCTTGAATTTTGGCTTCATGGTTAGGGTCTACGCTTCGTAAAAATTGTCCGTGATCGTTCTTTTTGTACATTTCTGTTTCAATGTCAGACCACGTTAAGCCGGCAGGGTGTTCGCCACCGTCAATAGGCAGTTTAGCGGGGGCAGTTGCCTTTACAATTTCTTCTATTAATTCAATGGCATCAGCATTGGTTACTTTCTGGCTAACTCTTTCGTATGCTTCTGCGTCCAGATTATTCTTCAAAAATCCTTCTACAGTTTTGATACGTTGTTGAGCGTTATCGCCTAGCTTGGCTATTTCCTGTTCGTGAGATACTTCTTCTACGGCGCCTGCTTGGGCTGAAAGCAACTCCCACGCCTCACTAAATGCGTCTTGCGACATATTTGTTTTAGTAGCAAATTCTTGCAACTCAGACAATAAGGCATCGTCTGACTCTACCCCTTCTGGTGCAGAGTAACCATCTTTAGGTGCGCCAGTAAACCCGCCAAACTTTTTCTCTAATTCGCTGTAACCTTTGGCCTGTTCTGCTACAGAGCCATATTTAGGATTGAACCATTCTGGAACGTCACCCGCTCCCTTAATTCCTTCCGCTAAAAAGTATTCACCCTCTTGTAATTCTGGCGTTGCTGAATCTAACAGGGTATCGCTTGCCGTTTCTTCTGGTGCGGCCTGATCTTCTAAACTCATAATTTATCCCACGGTAGTTGTATAATTTTTCGAGCCTTACTTAAAGGCTGGTGCTTGTTTAATATCACACATAATGCTTGCTTGCCGTTTAACAAAGCAAGGGTATTTACGTCTATCCACTCTACATGCTGTCCTTCTTGCGTACAGCGAAACGCGCAAAACTTTTTAATATAAATAAAAGAATCAAACTTGTATAACTTGCCTAAAGCCTGCAACCATTCAAAGTTAAACCCAATAGCTTCAAGATGCTTTTTGCTTTCTGGCTCTATTTGCACAGGAATATCTTTTACTTCTTTTACTGGCTTTTCTTTTACCGGCGCTTTTTTTACCTGCGCTTTTTTTACCGGCGCTTTTTTAGTTTTTGTCATATAATTTTAGCCTGATTAATTTGATTAAGTATAAACTTTACTACACCCGCCTCGCCGTTATGATAAGCCGCCTCGTAGTCAATGTTGCTAGACCCAAACGATGTATCATTGTTATAAATAAACCTTTGATTAAGGTCAGCAAATACCTTTTTACCTTCATCACTGTCAAAGCAACGGCTATACGCTTTAGCAAGTTCAGCCGCTTCTGCTTGACGGTTTTTAAGCTGTTTTTTAGCGCCTTCAGTATCGACTGATGCTCCGTCTATTTCTTCCCAACTCACTGAATTGGCCTCGGTGCTTGTGTTAAGCCGCTTTGCTCTGCTTCTGCGCCTGCCTGAATTATGTTCTGCTTTTCAGTCTCGCTCCTAATTAACTCGGCTGGCATCCCTGTTTTCTCTCCCGCCCACGTTCCAAAGTTTTCAATAGCAAACGCCATAGGTATAGCTTCTGGCCCTGCGGTCTGCATAACAAACTCTACCGCTTGACGCACTGACATTAAATCTTCACCGTCTTGCGCCTTAGCTAAGGGCGATAAAAACTTAATATCTATCTCTTTACCGTCCAACTCAATGGGGGTAATAAGCCCTCGACGAGTCAAAATAGCCACAACGCGCTTAATAATAGGTATTAATACTTCTGTTTGCAAGCGTCCAAACGCAGAACCTATACGCTTTGCTAGTTCCCGTGACTCAATAGCAACCTCTGTAGCACTTCGCACCGCACCGTTAGGGTCGCGCAAATCGTTAAATAACGCACGTTTAATAGCCGTTTGTAGCTCTACAATTTCAAACTGTGCAAGCTGTAAATTAGAGCCAGTATCAAGGCGAGCAATAGACGGATTGCTAGAGTTGTTAGAACCTACAGGAATAACAATGCCGGGACTTATAGCGATATTGTATGGATTAGTTACACCGTCATCGGTGGCGGTAAACATACCCGCCAAATCAATAGCGGCTTTTTGTAGTACAAACTCTTTAGCCTTGTTAAGCGATCTTACATCGGGGTAGGCTTGCAATGCTGGGCCTCGACCTCGTATTTCACCAGACACTTTAGAATAGCGCCCTGTCAGCCAAGGGCTAGACGTGCCAAAATCTTCCATCCAACTTATATGATCTTCATCTTTACACCATACACAGCCGTAATACTTCTTAGACTCAGGCATATACACTACGCCCTCGGATACGTCTACGTCTGCATCAGGGTCTTGCTTAATCATTTCGGCCATCTGCTTAGATGGTTTAAAGCCTTTCCATTGTCTTTCAAGGTTTCTGGCTTTGACTTTAAATTTGCGCCAATGTGTTTCTATTCTGCCATGCGGCCCCTCCTCAAAAGCTATGCCTTTTTGTGGAATGGCGCTAAAGATGATAGGGTCGTTGTCGTCTTGGTTTTCGTCAATGCGTAAAGTGCCTGTACCCACAAGCAAGTCAAGCGCGTGTTCGTAAAACTGGGTAGCAAAGTTAGACCGATTTAAATAATCAAAAACAATAATTGCCTGTTTTTCTAGGTTATTTCTAATTTCTTGCTCAGTAACACCGTAGTCGCCGCTTTCAAGTAACTGTAATACTTGGTCCGACGGGGCAAAGGTAGCCCACCGAGACCAAATAGGCGCTATGTTTTCCTGTAGCTTGCTTGCTCCCTGCTGAATAGCCTCTAAAGCCGTAGAGTCAAAGATGCGCTCCATCTTTTTCTGACCAACCGTAGTGCTTTCGAACAAGTTGCGATTAGGCAGGAAATATTCATAAACATCATCAAGCGTGCTATGCCAGTTAGCTTGACGACTAAAAGCCTTAGCCTCTCGTTTTTTTAGGTCGTTAAGTGACCCTAGCTCTTTAGGAAGTTCCATATTATTTTTTCTGCATACGTTGATTCATGCCGCCATACGCCCCACCTTTCATAGAGCCGCCACCAGATAACATACTGCCACCTGTAGCTGTGCGTCCACCGTTCATAGTGCCAGCACCGCCCCTACTTTTAGAAGCCCCTTTGCCTAGCATAGATTTAACGCCTAGCTGACCTGTGCGAACTGATTTTATTCTGCGTTCTTCTTCTTCAATTTCTTTGTCTAACTGAATTTGCTGACGGGCTACTAATGCGGTTTCTTCGGCAGTAGGCTTAGGCTGTTTTGGGCGTTTCATTTTGCGACCTCAAATATTTATACAGTTGATAAGGCGTAATAATAAACGGCTTATTAATCCCTAGCACTTGTTTAGCATGGCCCACACAAGTATTAAGCATAAATAATCCCCGCTTTGATTCCTTTTGGGTTACGCCCATAAGTTTATACGGTTTGTCAAGTATATCATTTTTATCGCTTACAGTGAACAAGTCAAACTTGCCAGTGGTTTTCTGGAAGATTAGGTAGTTGTACCCAAGGGGTTTAATGATCGCACAGTGTTGTATTTCTTTATGCAGGAACCTCGACCACCAATGCCCGTCATCTTTTGTAAATGCAACGTATATTTTAGAATACACTAAAGTTCGCCTTAGCCTGTATAGGCTTTGTAAAGTTTTGTGATCGAGATAGCGCTTGCCTACCCTCTCCCTCGCCTTGTAGCCCGTACTCTAATGCTTCAACAAAGTGCGAGTATTCATTTTTATCGGGCTTGTCTGCGTAACGCTCACCAGATACTTGCACTCTTTTATAGCAAAAGCCGCCTTGTAACCCTTTTCGTATCATTGATGCTTTAGGTAATACTGTAAATCTTGGTTTCCCGTCCATTGCCATTTCTTTCATTGGCACTTCTAGCGCGGCTCTACGCTTTAATGGGTCGTTGCTTTGTGTTGGTTGACAAGGAATGCCTGCGGCTCTAAGTATCTGGATAGCTGTGTCGTCGCTTGATTGCGTACTGTTGCCGCCAGAGGGGTCGCCCCATCCCACATAGTTGTGATTAGGGTAATGCGCCTCGAGGTATCTTTTAAGTTCGGGGGCAAACTCCACCGCACCGGAGTCATTAACACCAAACTCGTCAAAGCATACCCAACGGCCAATCGAGGTGCGTTGCATAAGCGCGCACGCGGGGGTTCTTCCAAAGTCAAAACCAAGCACAATAGGACTATCTTTAGATGGCGTAAAATCCAAATGCTGACAGTGTACAGAGTCGGTATACATAGGATGGACAGGTTTACCGTTTGATACGAATCCGTACTCATTTGCTAAATTTACCTTTATCCAGTCGTCTGTTTTGCCGTTTAATCCGCGCTTGTAGTAGTTGTCAGGTAGGTTAATAAGGTTTTCTGCATCCTCGTTAATCTTCCACGACTCACCATCTTTATAGACACCGCCTGCTTGTCGATAAAAAGCCCAATCTTCGGGGCGCTCTATTTCTGCTAGTTTAAAATACCAGTGATCTTCATCGGGTGCGTTAGAGTCTCCTAGCATACCGTGGTGCGTAGGTCTTGCTCCCTCTTTGTTAGATGGATATCTACCATGACGCAGATCAAGCATATCAAGGACAGCTTTAGAATGCTCTTTAGTTTCGTTTAGCCATACCCATGTTGTCTGTATACCTCGCGCTTTTTTAACGTGTTCGGGTCGATCAAAGGCGATAAAGATAACATCACACTCTACTCGCGTTCCATCGTCTAACCTAAAGCGTATAAAGTGCGTAGGCGGTTCCTTGTTACCTTGTTTAAAGTCGCCTAGCTCTCCGTGTATTTCTAGCCAGTCTTTAATCGTAGTAGAAAACAGTTCTGAGTAGGTGTTACGAGCCGCGATTACCCTAGATAGGCGCACATTATAGTTCTTGTGTGACTTATCCTTAACGGGTTCTTGTTCACACATAAGGTCAAACAGTTTGAGGATACATTGTACTGTCTTGCCGGAACCTAGTGGCCCCATAATAAATGAGTTTCTAGCGCGGCAATCAGAAAAATCTTGAAGCACTTGGCCTTGAGGCATTAAGTTGTATTCAATGTGGCTCATTTTTTGCCGAATATCCTATCGTAGTTATCTCTGTAAGCCTGTCTTGTTTCTGCTGTAGATTTTCTAGCGTGACTACCTTTACCGCCGTTAGATTCAGGGAAGTGTCTATTGCGGGTTTCTTTATCTAGTTTATGCAAGTGGCCCTTCTTCTTCATCCAATCCGTCCATAAAGTCTGTTAGTTGGTAGATAAGCTCTCTCATGGCTATAGGGTCGCGGTCAACAAAAGCAGATATAAAGGCATCTACTATTTCTGTTTCAATATCGTCTAGGTCGTAGTTTTCAAACATAATCATTCCTTTAAAGGCACATCATAGTATTAAGTTAAGCAGTAATCAAGTATAATAAAGGTGTATGTGGGCTAAAGGCTAGTGAAAAATAAAACACTAGAGCCGTGGTTGCCCCTCCAGACATAGCCTCCTTAGATCAGTCAGCACTGAATAAGGAATAGATTAGAGATTCGATACACATACAAAACTGCTGATGAGTCACTATCATAGTCCTCATTTCTTAAATTAACACCCCCAGTGTTAAAGGGTTAATACAACTTAAAGAAAGTCTAAGTACAACTTAATTACTCTTATAAGCTACTTAATGTAGTTTTTATCACCACTTAATGTAGTTTGTTAAGACCCCTTTTTTTTGGCAATTTTTTTTTGAGTGAGTGATATATATACACACATCACGCCACTTCGGAAGGGGGGGGTCATTGCTCGGTGTCAATGTC